CCAGACCAGCCAACAAAAACGAAACGATCTCGTTTAAGCCAGTCGTCAAGGACATCGAACCACCCCCTCCGTGGTGGACTTAGAGTTGAAGCGACCATTTTTTCTATCCTTTAAGTAGTACAATTGAGGCCAAGTATCACGAATTATTTCCGCTAACTTGTAAGAAGAATTTTGAGGTATCACTAGGTGTATTCTCGTAGATGGACGAATCACCATATGTTTTATGATCTTTGTAACCAACCATACGTCCTTTAGTATTCTGAAGAGCGGGCATGAAGGCAATGAAGAAGAAGACTCCAGGTGCACCAATGAATACTACAGAGACAATCACATAATAAGTAAGTAATTCTAGTAGATCGTGAGACATAAGTTTACATAGCAAGGAAATAAAAAGGACCCCGTAGGGTCCTTAGAGTGTATGTCGTTAGTATATCAACCGATAGCGGGTGCCGTCAGTGCCACGGGAGTGGACTCAGCAGCAGCGAGATCGAGTGGGAAGTTGTGAGCGTTACGCTCGTGCATGACTTCCATACCAAGACCAGCACGGTTCAGAACGTCTGCCCATGTAGGGATGACTTTATCCTGAGAATCAACAATAGACTGGTTGAAGTTGAAACCGTTGAGGTTGAATGCCATGGTGCTTACACCAAGAGCAGTGAACCAGATACCAACTACAGGCCACGCTGCGAGGAAGAAGTGCAGCGAACGGGAGTTGTTGAAGGATGCGTATTGGAAAATGAGACGACCGAAGTACCCGTGGGCAGCGACGATGTTATAGGTCTCTTCTTCTTGTCCAAACTTATAACCGTAGTTCTGACTCTCTGTTTCAGTTGTCTCGCGGACGAGTGAGGAAGTAACAAGACTTCCATGCATAGCAGAGAAAAGAGATCCACCGAATACCCCAGCAACGCCGAGCATGTGGAACGGATGCATAAGGATGTTATGTTCTGCTTGGAATACGAACATATAGTTAAAAGTACCAGAGATACCAAGAGGCATACCATCAGAGAAACTCCCTTGACCGAAAGGATAGACCAGGAAAACTGCGGCAGCAGCAGCGACAGGTGCGCTATATGCTACGCAAATCCAAGGACGCATACCGAGACGGTAAGACAGTTCCCACTCACGACCCATGTAGCAAGCTACACCGATAAGGAAGTGGAAGACAACCAACTGGTAAGGACCACCGTTATACAACCATTCATCCATGGTTGCAGCTTCCCAGATAGGATAGAAGTGAAGTCCGATTGCGTTAGAAGACGGAACGACAGCACCAGAGATGATGTTGTTACCGTACATTAGAGAACCTGCGACAGGTTCACGAATACCATCAATGTCCACAGGGGGAGCAGCGATGAATGCGGTGATAAAACAAATTGTAGCGGCGAGCAAACAGGGAATCATCAGAACACCGAACCAACCGACATACAGACGGTTGTTGGTGGAGGTGACCCACTCGCAGAATGACTCCCAGTTAGATTGACGGGAGCGTGAAAGTGTTGCAGTCATTTGAAAAATACAAGTAGTAAGACCATCAGGGAAATGGCGGTTTTACTATTCCTCTGCACCCTAAGCAGAGGTATGAGAGACTGTTATTTAATGTCGCTGTTTAGTCTCGGTGAGGCGACAGAATGAAAAGGTGAGGATTCCCTCACCCAATCGATCTATTTATAGTAATATAACTTTACGTTTATGTCAAGCGTAAAATTAGAGTATTAATACTCAAAACATGTTTTCAGAACCACCGAGTTGAGGAGTGTTCTTAGTCGCCAGTTTATACATGTGATCATGGATGTCTGACATCTCCTTAACCTGCTCTGCAGCATGTTGTTGTTGAACTTCTTGTTCCTTCTTATATTCAATTTGCTTGTCGGTCAATGCTTCAGAGTATCCATAAGATCCTGCAAACCACTCATCAAGTGGATTCAATACAGGAGCAGGAACACCGACGTACGGATTTAATTCTTGGCAGTCTACTTTTTCTTCATCAATAGAACACTCTACATCATTGGTCCAACTACCATTTGCCTCGGGTGAAAAAAACATCTGACCTAGGGTTTCTTTGATTTTTTTAATCATGTCTGCCAGTGATAGTGATAGAAGTTTCCTCTGGGGGAGCACATAGGGTCTTCCCCTGATACTCGATATCTTAGCATACTTTGACCCTTGAAGTCAGTTCTGTCTCCAATGATACTGTATGCAGTTTTCATTTTTTCATCGTTCATCAGGCGGGAAACAACCTCAAGATTTACCTTGGGATTCCTTCTCATGCCTTCATACTGACCAGGTGAATGAACAACCTCTGATACTGTGTTAGGAAATTTTGGAGAGTTTACCCTATTCAAGATTGATACTGCAACGCAGTATTCATCCATAGTATTCAGTGCTGCTTCAACCTGCACAGCGCGAGCAAGATGAACGTAGTCAACAGCGGTTAACGCTAATAGTGTAGTTAAAATCATAACGATAGTCTAACTCAAAACTTTCGGATCGTACCCTTTGTGCCACATTCCTTAACAAACTTTCTAGCACCTGCTTGGGTGTCGAAGATTTTTGCAAATCTTTTATCAGGACTCCAAGTGCTATGAGATACAAGGTATTCAATTTCTTTATCTTCAGTCCTTCGGGTTGCAACCCAACGGGATGTATTATTTGGATCTCTGGACATAATTACTACGAGTTCTCATCACACTATGTATAAAAAAAGAGGGGGTTACCCCTCCTCTTTAATTTTAATTATAATTTGATTGTTTTTGTAGTCCGCTTTAAATTCTAATTCATCATCAGGGTCCCAGCATAACTCTTCATATAACATGTTCAGAGTTTCCATGTCTTCATAGAGTGCATTTGGGTTAGGCATCTTGCTCTCCTGATTGTGTCATTAATGCTGCTGCAGTAAATGCTGCTATGCATATACCAGCTGTTGCTAATAGTGCCATAGTATTTATGTGTGAGGAGAGTTTTTATTTATGCTGAGGGTGCTGGGGCGAATGCTGGTATCAGCAAACCCCCACCTTGATCGTCATCATCATCGTCATCATTAAAAGGAAGATCACCAAGCAGGATAAAACTTGCTAAGAATACCATTATGACAGGCATAAATGGAAATAACATAGTCATAAACCAAGTCTGATAATCTGCTTCTAACATTAGAAAATGCCAGGAATGATCTGACCTGTAGTTACATAAGCGCCTACTGCTGCTACGAAACCAAGCATTGCTGCCCATCCGTTAAATCTTTCTGCTTCTGGAGTCATTTTTTTGATTGGGTGTAAGGGTTAGTAATTGAATTAGATGCCGAAGGCACCAAAGAAGAAGATGCTTCCGCTAAAAGCGTAGGAAACAACTCCTGCAACGAAACCAAGCATCGCTACGCGACCATTGAGTTTCTCTGCACGTTCTGCATATGTCTCATAACCATAACGCTCAGCGTCGGTCTTTGAGATGTACATCTGAGGTTCATTGGCGAACATATTGATCTGCCCGCGTTCATTAGTTGTGACGGTCATGTGTCATTTGTTAAGAACTGTTACATTATATATAATATTTTTACATTTGTCAAGCCCTTTCAAATATTAAGATTTTGAATCCAATAAAAAAGCACCCATTATGGGTGCTCTGCTAGGAACTAAAGTATAAGTTGCTTTCGCGCCTAAAACCATCTAGTTTATAGTCTATTGGCAAAGACTAGGAGAACGTGACAACATCTGGTGAAGTGTTGAAATCAAGCTTCACTGGTTCTCCTGCCAGAACAAAGTCGTAGGAGTTTGAAGAATCAATACTGATATTAAAATCAGGATTGTACACTCCTACGCCTTCTAGTTGCTTGGCAATGTTTTCCATTCCTTGATAATGACGCCAGATTTCACTCTGAAGATTAGCGTCAACGTTGTCGTCTAGTGCAGACTTGACTGCATCTTTGAGAGCATCCGCTGCTTTTTGATAAGAATTCATAGCGTCAATTGTAAGAAGAAACAGAATCCCGAATTCCAGCATAGGCATAGACTTCGGGATCGGGGTCTAACCATTTTGTGTATTCAAAATCTTCCATGGCATAGTCTAACTGTGTAGAATTGTCTAGAAGATACATGTCTTTGTAACGTTGTGTCCAGTCGTTGAACTTCTGGATACGATAGTCGGGAAACCCGTTAGGGAGAGTCCCGACTGACACATAGCGGTATGGATGCCGCTCATAAATGGTTTCAACTGTCATAATAAAAAAGGTCCTGTTCAAGTTTGTTGAGGAGAATATCATAATCCTCATCTACATCACCATAGAAATCGACTCCTTTCTCCTCAAAAAATTTCACAACTTGATTATAAAGGATAGGATACTCAGTGTCAAGTATGATTTGTCTGTCAACGGCATCAGTAAGGATATCGAGACAAGACGAGAATCGTTGTGCTGTAGTCATAAGATTTTACCTTATAGTGGACCATATGCCCTGTGATGGGGCAACGGGTCAGGTAGGGATCGAACCTACGACCGACTGCTTAGAAGGCAGTTGCTCTATCCGCTGAGCTACTGACCCAGAGGTTATCAAGGTTTTCCTCTTCGAGCTCGGCCATCTGATGCAACTGGTCGATAAAAATATCGAACATTGCGTCTTCAATGTCATTGAACTCTTCGTCCATTGGAGAACCCCCTTGACTACCCTGTAATTATAGCAGATTGATTAGCAGTGGTCAAGTATTGAAATAGTCTTTACGCATGTACCTACCAAGAATGTTTGAATTGTAAAATGCAGGTGTCCCATCTGACATCGCCTCCGTAAGTACATTGTTGAGAAAAAGTTGTCGGGTCTCTTCAAAGTTTGTGAGTCCCTTAGATTTATGTAGGCTTAAAATGTCTCGTTTGAAGACCAGATTTCCGAACTGTTTGCGATCTTCAGTAAGTTCACGAGAGCTGCCGTAGTATTTTTTCCAGTCGCTTTCACTTTTAACTCTCCTACCACCACCTCTAGGTTTTCGTAATTGGTGAAAGTATTTTCTTCCGATGTATCTTTTACCAGTGAGTGTGTTTGTAATGCAATAGACAAAACCGAAATGGTCGTCAATGTTCTCAGATAAAAAAGGGTATCCATTAAAAATCCAGGGGTTTTCATAATCAGTCGCAAATTCCGTCGTCGTCGTTGATGTCACGATATGTAGTGTGCCTATCCGTGTTATCACTACTTATACGATAAGCATCAGCGTCAGCATACACTTCACTCTTTAGTTCAGCGAGTGCGATTTCTATATCGTGAATAAGAACTTTAAGGTTTCTTTTTTTCATGAATAGTATTCCTGTAATATCATTAGAACTCTATTAAGAGTATAGTGTGCTCCTGATTTCCATTCATCACTCGCACCACCATGTTCATCATAGAGTTCATGTTTGAGTCTAAAGATCCTTGGTTCAATGTCGATCTTTTTCATTTGCCCTCTACCTGAGGGCGGGTACGGATTTTTTAGTTCTTCGTCAGACATCCTTGAAGTTCCTGCCAGTCTTTGTCAAATTGTTCCAAACCTTTATCGGTCAGAACATGGTTATACATTTTATTAAAAACGGGAATAGGGAGAGTACAAATATCAGCTCCCACTCTAAAAGAAGAGGATACTTGCTGAACTTCCCTAACTGATGCAGCGAGAACTTTAGTGTCTCGTCCGTGTGTGGCAAATACATCTGCAATCTCCTCAATTAGTTTAATCCCGTCGAAAGAGTTATCGTATACTCTTCCTACGAATGGTGAAACATATGTTGCCCCTGCTTTAGATGCAAGGATTGCTTGTGCTGTTGAAAAAACTAAGGTGACATTTACACTAACTTCATCGTTAGTGAGGTCTCTACATGCCTTGAGACCTTCTATGGTGCATGGTACTTTGATTGTAATGTTTGGTCCAATGTCGATATACTGCTCTGCCATGTCTAGCATTTCTTCAGCGGTCTGTCCGACCACTTCGGCAGAGATGGAAGCATTCCATGGAAAGATCTCGGAAATTTCCTTAATCACTTCCAACGGATCTTGTCCTGCTTTTTTCATAAGAGAGGGGTTGGTAGTTACGCCGTCAATTAAACCCGTCTCATAAGCATTGGCAATAGTCTCGGCATCAGAGCAGTCCAGAAAAATTTTCATGACGCTCCTAAGCATAGTTAAGCTTATTTATTCTAACAAAAAAGCACCCTAATGGGTGCTTTGTTACGATCTTAACACTTAAGATGTTACTCTCCATGGAGGTAATTCAAAGGGTTTTAGATTAACCCATTTAGCATAATGCACTCCACGATAAGTCAAGAAGGCAAAAGTTTTAGGTGGATCGTGTTTTTCAGGATCATAATCAGGTAGGTCGTAATTCCACTCAAGTTTTATCTTGAGCATTGTACTCCTCAGGATTTAGAGGCGAACTTACGCTCTACTTTGATTCCACGATACATGAGTTCATGGTTGCGATTCTGATCCTGTTCAGCGAGAACCTTTGCTTTGTATCCTTCAGCATCATATTTGATGCCGCGATAAGTGATGATAGTCATTGTTTACTCCTAAAGTAGTTGGATTTTTAGGCCCGTTCCTTTAGTCGTTTGCGTCCCAGTTACATTCAGGCGTTGCATCTTGAATTACTTCAATCAGTTCCGCCTTGACCGCTTCATTCATATTATCCTTTGCCTCCATACGTCTGATTATATCAGAAGCATCAGTGCAATGAATACCAGAATAAAGTAATAGATCAAACATGGGATGAACGCTCCGTTCCGCGACTTACTTGCGTCCTGAAAATGTTCAGGATGAACGTATTTGGTAACGATTGTTACCTACTTTATATTTATAACATGAAATCCTGACAAATGTAGTTCAGTCTGATACCGTTTTGGTATTCCTTAAGTATTTGTCTGATTCTGGATCTGTAATAAGAGTCATACCACTGTCAATAAAGTCTTGACTCTTATCAACACTGTGTCGTGTGTTCCTCATCTGTTCCTGTAGTGCCTTTTTCTTCTCTGCTTCCCAAAGAAGTTCGGCATGGGGATTCTCGAATTGACCTTGATGGTCTAAGACTTCATTGAAGAAGTCTCGACGAGGATCCCATTCTACATCAGAGAGAAAATCCTGCGAAGGTACTTGCTTCGACATCTTGTTTGATTCCTCCGACGACATAACTTTCAATCTCCGTTTCTTGTGGTGCGTTTTGTTGACCCTTAGAGTTGAGCCAGTGCTCAGTCCAAGGAAGAGGGTTGTTCTTTGCGGGGATGTCAAACATAGGATCAAGACCAATAGACTTCATCCTACGATTTGCAATCCACTCGACATAGTTGTGTAGAAGACGATCATTGAGACCAATCATACTACCTTGCTTGAAGAGATAGTCTGCCCAAACTTTTTCTTCGTTGACAGTTCGTTCAAACATATGTTGAACCCAACCTTTCTCTTCCTTAGCAATTTCTTTCATTTCGGGGTCATCCCCTTCTTTCCATTTCCTGAGGATATTTTGCGTGATAACCAGGTGTTGGCTTTCATCTCTAGCGATAAGAGAGAGAATCTTAGCCGAGCCCTCCATAAGTTTATTCTCGCCAAAAGCAAACGAGCACGCAAACGAAACATAGAAACGGATTCCTTCGAGGATGTTGACATTAGCGACTGCCCTATAGAGTTTACGTTTCAACTCATGACGATCGTACATGCCAGTGGTGTGTCCATCTCTTGCAAGATCCCACATCTGTCCATTATCATATTCATGAGCATGGTTGATAAAGTCATCATATGATTCTGTAACGCTACTAGCACGTTCCATAACATTCTCATCATCGAGAATAGTATCAAACACTTCACCAGGATCAGGATATACGTTCTTGATGATGTAGGTATAGGAGCGACTATGGATCATCTCCATAAACTCCCACACAGTCATACATGCTTCTAACTCAGGTAGTGAGCAGTATGGGATAAAAGCCATCCCAGGACCACGCCCTTGTACGCTATCCAGCATGATTTGGTATTTAAGATTGCTGGTGAAGATATGCTTTTGCTCAGGCGATAGAGTTTGGTAATCACTACGATCTTTTTGTAAGGATACTTCTTCTGGTCTCCAGAAATAACCCAGTTGTTGCTGAGTTAGTTTATCAAATACTGGATACTTATATTCGTCATACCTCTGAACTCCCAGAGGTTGTCCAAAAAACATAGGTTGCTTCTTGGTATTCACTTTGTTCTTGTTAAATACTGTCATTCCTTTTACTTCTCTATCAGACCTTGCAACTGTCACAATCTTCTTCCTCCGTGGTGAGTAGTTCGTTAATCAGTTTATCGACATTTTCGTCGTCACCATCTTTTTTAGCATCATATGTGTTTTGATAATATGAAGTCTTCCAACCGTATTTGTATGTAGTTAAAAGATCTTTTGCCATTTCTGATACAGGCACTTCATTGTCAGAATAGTTTTCTGGATTGTAACTCCAGTTACCACTGATTGCCTGATCAAAGAACTTCTGCATTACGGCGGTGACTTTGATGTATCCGTCGTTGTTGTGCATGTCCCAAAGGAGGGTGTAGTTGTTCTTAAGCGAGTTGTAAGACGGAACAATCTGTTTAAGGGGTCCTTTCTTACTCTTCTTAACGGACAGGTAGTCGCGAGGAGGTTCGATTCCATTTGTTGCATTTGACACAACGGAACTGCTCTCCGAAGGCATTTGTGCGGACAGAGTGCTGTGTCGCAACCCGTATTCCACAATGCGTCCCCTGAGATACTCCCAATCACATGAAAGGTCATTCGGTACGATTTCGTCTACTTCCTTCTTATATGTATCGATAGGAAGAATTCCATCAGCATACTTTGTTTTACCAAAATATCCGCAAGGACCCTTCTCCATTGCCATACGATTTGACGCTGTTAGAAGAGCATACTGGAACCTCTCAGTGAGTTTATGAACTAGATCATGTGCCTTCTGAGAATCATAGTTGGCACCATGCTTAGCAAGATAATGTGCCAAACCAATGTAACCAATACCTAAAGAACGACGATTGATAGTGCTTTGTTTTGCAGCAGCAACAGGATAGTGCTGATAATCAATCAAAGCATCAAGACCACGAACAGCAAGTTCACATAGTTCATCAAGTTCGTCAAGGTTCTTCAACTTACCTACGTTGATAGCAGAGAGAATGCACAAGGCAATCTCACCACCCCCATCAATATGCTGAATAGGATCTGTAGGTAGGGTGATTTCTTGACACAGGTTACTCATATTCACCTTGTCCTTAAAGGACGAGTGAGTATTGCAGTGGTCGATGTTCATGATGTACATACGACCAGTCTCTGCTCTCTCCTTCAGAAGGTCAAGAAATAATTTTTGAGCATTGACAGTCTTTCTCGGAATAAGGTCATTCTGTTCAGCATCGCAATATAACTCGTCAAAGTCATCAGTCCCAAAAGCATCATACAGACCTGGCACATCGTGAGGGCTGAAGAGCGAGATGACACTGTTTGCGATGAATCGTTCATAGAACAGTTTAGAAATTTGAATACTGTAGTCTAGTTTGCGAACACGATTATCTTCAGTTCCTTTATTATTTTTAAGGACTAGAATGTCCTCTATTTCTGCGTGCCAGATTGGGAAGTGGACAGTCGCTGATCCACCTCTGATGCCATTTTGAGTGCAGCATCTGACAGTGCTTTCAAACTTTTTGAGGAAAGGGACAACACCTGTGTGTTGAACTTCTCCACCTCTGATTTTACTGTTGATGCCACGGATTCTGCCTGCGTTGATACCGATGCCTGCCCTTTGACTAACATAGTAGCCAATAGCCATGTCACTGCTAAAAATGCTATCGAGGGTGTCATCAACATCCACAAGAACACAGCTTGCAAATTGTCTGAGTGGCGTACGCACTCCTGCCATAATTGGCGTCGGGATGTTGAGTCTGTGTTTTGAGATTGCGTCATAGTATTTTTTTACATACTCCAAACGATAAAACTTATCATCGTTCTGGAATAAAGTTGCTGCCACCATCATATACATGAACTGTGGCGTTTCGTAGATCTCTCCTGTAGAACGATCTTGTACGAGATATTTATCGGTGACTTGACGAATGCCAGCGTATGTGAACAGATAGTCACGATCATGGTCGATGTAACTATTCAGTTTCTCCCACTCTTCAGTAGTATACATGGAAAGAATACCACCATCATACACACCTTTTCCTACACACTTTTTGACGTGCTCTAGTAAAGGTGGATGACCATCAGGGTGACCATTATAAACTTGCTTACGAAGACCAAACAGCAGAAGACGAGCAGCAACAAACTGATAGTTGGGTGCCTCTAAGGAGATCAAATCATTAGCAGACCGAATCAGAATCTCTTGGATATCTGCTGTCTTAATGCCATCAAAAAATTGCAAGTTTGAATTCATTTCAACATGCGATTCAGACACCCCTGCAAGACCATTGCAAGCGTGTTCTACCATAGCATGAACCTTATCTAGGTTCATGACTTCTTTTTCTCCATCTCGTTTTACAACATGAAGTTCTTTCATACCTTTTTCCATTCGCTGAGTTTGATTTTTGCTTCTAGTCCGTGGTAAGTGTTAAATTCTACCAGAGATTGAACGTCATGTCCAGCAGAGAACATATCATTGAGATCTTTCTCGTCTAGACTACTTGGCCAAATTACGATTTCGTATCCTCTATCTATTACTTTCTCCATGCGGTTAACAATTTCTTTGCTACGTTTTTCATTGTCATAAACAAAGACTGCTTCCTTCCCTTCGATCAGTTTCCAATCAACATCAGCGCCTGCCATGGCAATTGCGTTGTCGATAAAGAGACTATCAATGGGACCTTCAGTAATGTACACAGTCTTGTCAAAATTTACTTTGTTAAGACCATATACTTTGATACGATCTTCATCCAACATGACTGTGATATACCGAAGTTTATCGTCGAAATCTAACGACCTCCCTTGGAATCCAAACCATTCGCCATCAGTGTCAATGAAAGGAATAATAATTCTTGGGTGATCCTTTTTGACATTTTGGAAAGTCGGTTTCTGTGTGTTAACCCATGTGCAAAACTCATCAACATAGTATAGATCAGAGAAATGTTTCTCAGGGATACCACGTCCTAATAAGTATGCTATTGCTAAGTGCTCATTATTTAGCTCAGAAATACTTTGCAGTTCACCTTTTTTCTTGAACTTTGGTTTTTTATATTCAAAGGTAGGATCTGCTACATTTCTTCCCTTGCCAGTAAGACCTGCTTTGTATCTCTCCATGACATATTCGTCATAGAGATCGTTCGCTTGTTCCTTTAGAAAGTTACCAAACGATCTACCTACACCACAGTTATGGCACTTAAAAACGAGACCACTCTTCTTTGTGAAGAAGTAACCTCGTGCTTTATTCCTATGCTTCTGGGAGTCACCACAGTAAGGGCATCTGAAATTGTACGTCCCGTTCTTGACCTGCTTGAATCTGTCAAGACGAGCAGAGAGTAGGTTCGCGTAAAAAGTATCGATCAAGTAGACCTAGTAATCTCTCCAGATATCATACTAGTATTTTGTGAAGTTGTCAACTGCCTCAGGATTTGCTGACCTGGTGCTGATAATAAAAACGATATTACAGTGAGACCGCCAAATATGGTCCACATCTTCTTCTCCATAACTCTGAGTCTTTCATCAATCTTACGGATGTCTCTCTCACATCCTTTCTTGATTGCGTCAGTCTCTCGTGTGATGTCATCATGTATTCTATCAATCTTTTCAAACAAGACCTCATCAACCTTGTCTTGCTTATCCAACTTCTCATTATGAACAGCAAGAAGTTGACCCATCTTTACAGAGTTTTCCTGTAGAGAGTCAACTACCCTTTCTAATCTTTCTAGTATTGCTGTGTTTATGTCAGACATTACCTTGTAGCGTCTATTTCCGCACCAGCTCTTGCTTGTTTCTTAAGTTGTGCAGTTTTTGCTTGCAATTGTTTTTGAAGTTCCTGCTTCTTAAGCATGACTTTTTTCTTTTCAATACCAATCTTCATCTGAGCTTGTTGCTGCTTCATCTGAGCATCCTGTTGCTCTTGTACATTACGCATATGTTTCATGCGTTTGTTCATAAAGAATTGACCAGCGGCAGCAGGCATGACTCTCTCAATAGAAATGTCACTTCTGTGCTGCGGCATAATTACCATGCGAAGTTTACGTTGCAACTCTGCAGGGGAATTAGCGTAAATAATTGTTTCTCCAACCTCAGGAACATTTACTTTATATTGGAAAAGTCTTGACGGTTGGGTTGGATTTTCTTTAGACTCTGCCACTTTCTTTTTCTTAATTTTCTTTCTAAACTTCATGACAGGATCAAATCCCGCAACAGGACCTTTGGCATCTGCGCTACCACTAAATCCACCAGTCCCTGCTGTCATCATAGTTTATACCTTTGAAAGTTCTTCTTCTAAGTCAGGATCTGTTTCCAATTCAGGAAGCATACCCATAGGATATTTATTCAAGTAGATCAATAAAGTTTTGATCAAACTCCAATACTCTCGTTCTAATTTAAAGAACAATAATGGAGTAGCTGCTTCACCAAAAACATTATATAAGATGATTATATGATTAATAACGAGATGGATCCTTAACGGACCTCTGCGTACATAACGCTTCAAGAGTCTTTTCAGATACTTGAAGCGTTTCATGTCTTCATCAAAGTCATCGCGTGTCACGCAATGAGGGTTTTCATAATGCTTTATGGCGAACAGAATGTAATTAGATTCATTCAGTTCGTCAAATTTCATTTATTAACTTGCAGTAAATGTCTTAGTAGAACCAGATCCACCAGCACCTACAACGTCACCAGCAACGAATGCCTTATCAGATGTTGCGCCACCTGTTGAGTCAACGATCGTTCCAGAAATTGTTTGTGCTTGGATAGCATGTGCTTTACCAGTTGCAGCAGCAGTGAATGTAAACTCAACACGGTTTACACCTGTCTGTGCAGCAGCAGTTGCAGTGATGTTGGCACTATCAGTTGTATTTCTAACAACTAAGGTTGCGCCATTAGTGACGTTAACCTGTTCGTTGTAGATAACAACAACAGTTCCTGTTGCACCACCAGCATAACCTGTCTCCTCAAAGAAGACTGCGGTAATGTCTGCTTCACCAAGAGTGTTTGTACCACGGCCACCTTCGCCTACAAGTCCATCAACTGCTACAAGAACTTCGTCCCAGTATGCAGTTTTTGCAGCGTTCTTATAGTGACGCAATACCCAACCTTCAGCAGTTGCGAAGATATTTTGAGGGTCTACTACACTACCTCGTACAGCCCACTTTGGCTTAGATTCGTCAGCGTCAGTTACACCGTAAAGTGCCATGGTAATGCTCCTAAATTCCTATTGATTTGTTATAGTTATTTATAAAAATAGGGGTCTCTGAGACCCCTCTAGAATCGTCTCAGACTCACTCTTCACGATTAACTAGTGCCTTCTTAACTGTCTCCAATAGAGCGTCATCGGCGGTCGTCTTAGTGAGCTTTACTGCCTTTTCTAAGACTAGGATACAGATGTCAATAAGTTTTTCACCGAGTTCTGCGTCATCGGGAATCTTAGCAACTGCATCGCTTACAATCTTTTTCGCAAATGGAAGAAGAAATGATACTAACATGATTTGATACCAAAATAGGGTCTATCCTATATAGGCTCAATCGTATTTTTTCACTCCACCCTTCATGTAACCAGAACCTTTCTTATCGTAAAAACGAACACCTTTCTTTCTGGTATCAGTATAGAGTTTTTCCTTTGCTTTTTCTCCTTTCGCCATAACTTCTTTGTAACGCTTGCCGTATTTCATGCGAGCGTCACGTTCTTTATGTTCTTTTTCTTTCTTCAGGTGAGCGAGTTCTTCGTTCATGATCCTAAACCACGACCTTTTCTATAGTTGTCCTCACCACCATAGCGAGCCATGGTATCAGCATAAGATTGTCTGTCTTTGAAACCTGCTTTCTTTGCTTTAGCATCTGCTGCTTTTCTATTGTCTGACATCTTCTTATACTTTCCAGTACCAGCATCAGACTTAGCACCCTTCTCCTTTTTCTTTTGTCTACTACCACCGCTACCCATGATAGCACCTTTACCGTATTTCTTTTCGATAGATGCTCTCACAATATCCATGGCAGTTGGTTTGCCACCAGTAGGTTTCCTAGTGCCACCCTTGTCATAACCTTTCTCTTTCTTGAGGCGAGTTGCCTCATTAATCGACTCTTCATTATATTGATTGAAGGTCAAGAGTTTCGTCTCAGAATCGCTTTCTTTATTGCTTTCTTCTGTGACTTCTTCTTGACTGACATAGGCGGTTTCCTCCGTAGATACTGTTGTTTCATCACCGAGTTCTTCTTTACGGCGTTTCTTATCACACTTCATACAACCACAGTCTTCACCGTGATTCTTTTTCATGTCTTTGTCGCCGCAAGAACCCTCCATTACTTGATCCTTTTTAGGATTTATAATGACTTTGGTTTTCTTTTCTTGTAGTTCTTTAAATGATAACATAATCAACCGCCGTAGTTGGAACGAGCCTTGATGTCTGCCATCTTACTAAAACGCTCACGCTCCTTCTGAGAAGAGATTGCGCTTACGATCTTGCCAGACTTATCCTGTGCTTTGGAACCTGCCTTAGTAGACAGTCCTTTGCTAAGTGCATCGCGACTCAGGTTACCTGCTCTACGATACATTGCAGTTTCTTTTTTCTTGTCGATGGGTTTGTAACCTTCTTCGATGATAGATTCAATCTCTTGAATGGTGAACAATCCAGACTCGTGGAGATGTGCAATTCTATCATACTCTTCACCCATACGCTTGGCGAGTTTATCGCTGCCTTTGGATACTACACGAGAAGTCTTGCCGATTGCTTTCTTAAGACCACGCTTGATTGCGCCACCGATTCTCCTGAGAATACCTTTCTTCTTAGGAGCACTCCCGCCACCACCAGAGGAGGAATCGCTGCTGGAAGTGCCTCTGGTTTTTGCCAACAGTGAATCTAACTTACCACCTGTACCATCATCATCATCGCTAGAGGATGACTTAGGTGCTTCCTTCTTCTCAGGACGTGCCATTGCTTTTGCTTTCTGCTTTGCCTTGGCAGCAGAGAACTCACCAGCAACTTTACCAGCAGTTTGTGCTGCTTTCTTACCAGCAGACTTAACACCTGCCTTAACCATAGAACCTGCCTTCTTAGCGGCAGACTTCATACGCTCAACACGAGAAGGACCTGCTTTCTTTGCTGCTGCCTTTGAAG